ATTTCAGAAACCAGTACGTTAAGTACCGGGGCCGGAGCGTCGCCTAAAGGCGCGATCGGGATAGAAAAGTCAACACAAAACGGATATATACGTGAGTATAATCCGTCAGGGTCTCTGTTGAGAGCCCTGTATCTGTTGAAAAAAGGCGTTGACGGGTCATTCGACCCGGCTGGCACGTCAAGCGACGAACCTCTACCCTCAGTTGTACATGGATCTTATGATCAGTGCACAGTTAAGGTAAAAATAGGTAAGTCTATCGCTGAACTTCAGAGTTTAATTGAAGTATGCGACTTGAAGCTCACGTGCTACGCAAAAGATACCCACCATTTGGTTATAAGTGGTCCGTATCTGGAGAAGGAATGGTTTGCAAGTGCATTGCAGATCTCGATAGGGTTTATCGAAATTTTAGCCGATCATGATAGCAAGTTTTTTGCCTCGCATGATGTTAAGACCATTACTTCAGTTGTGCATTCATTAATGTCAGTTCAGACATATCTTGAATTTATAGATGTGGTGAAGTATTCTACCACATGGATGCACGCTAGGAGTTTAAAACAGGAAGTACTTCCGAAGGCACCCGAATCTTGGATTCGTGTCTTTGGCCAGAGCACTCCACTCCTCTTTACTGGTTCCATTCGAAGATTTCTATCAAATCGAATTGTCAGTGGTAACAAACCGCGGAATCAGCATCTCTTCTGGAGCATCGCGCAAGTTAAGCGTTGTGCTTCAGTGGTTCCTGACAGTTTTGTTCAACTGTCGCTCGAAAAACATCGAGCCGCTATGTTAAAAGGTAGCGAGAAGTGTTCTGAAGGTTTTCTTGTCGATTTTGACGAGAAACTTGAAAAGATCGTCGAAAAGATCTCCTTCAGAGGTGTAACAAAAGTACACGACTATTCTACAAATGCTTGTTTTGAAAACGGTATGGCCAAAGGTGGCGCCGCTATGCATTTGCAGAGACGGCTAGTGAGAGAAGGCTTCACTAGTAGAGATGAATTGCTAAAAATGGATTTTTGTCCATATAAAGGCGTTACTGAACGACGCGGATTGGAAACGGCACCCCTGGACCATCTTCTATCTATGGAAGATGAAGTGTCCAAATGTAGGGCTAAGGTCTATTCAATCTGTGAACCTCTTAAGATTCGGAATATTACCGCATCTAACGCGCTTCCTTATGCAATTTCGAAAGGTATGCAACACTGCATGCATTCGTCTCTGAAGGCTCTTCCAGCCTTTAGACTTATCGGATCTCCATTGACTGTTTTTGTCGTGGATGAATTTCTGTCGAAGCTAGATCCAGCTCACAGTATCGCTAGTGGTGATTTTTCCGCAGCGACCGATAACATAAAGATAGAGTTGACTAAACGCGTTTTTGAGCGTATCTTGTTGAAGATGTCAACCGACCGTGGTATTGATGCCAGCGGTCGACTCATATCCTATTTGAGGAGAGTCCTTTATGAACATGTCGTAGAGTACCCACGTAAGTCCGGTCTTTTACCGGCTGAACAACAAAACGGCCAGCTTATGGGCTCCGTTCTTTCTTTTCCCATCCTTTGTATCATCAATCTTATTACTTATTGGATCTCTGTTGAGCCAATGAAGAATCTTGATGAACTTAATGTTCTAGTCAATGGTGACGACATTATGTTTGGATGTAACCGTAAGTCTTATCAAGACTGGTTAACACTTTTGCCTGAAGCGGGTTTGACTCCTTCTCCTGGTAAGAACTTCTTCCATAAGAAGTTTGGCACTGTTAATAGTGCTTTATTCTTCAAAAAGAAGAATGAGTGTGCGGAATATGTCCCGTTTTTCAATGCGGGTATGTTGTTGGGTCAGAGCAAGGTTGCTCGTGTGGAAGAAGGCAGGTTTAAGCCTATCCACTGTTTACACCAGAGTGTCTTACACGGCGCGTTGAACCCTGTTCGCGCTGATTCACGTTTTAAGTTCTACAACCTGGACGCATTGAATGAATGCTCCATCCTCGATAATGGTACTAGATTGAACTGGTACCTTCCACGCTCAATGGGTGGTCTTGGTATGAAATTACCCGAGGGCTCGCAGTTTGTTAGCGAGTACGATTATCACATTGGACGTTTTAAGTCGGGTGATGTTGTTGTAACGAATGAGCAAAGGAAAATCGCATATGCTCTACGTGATTTATGGTATCGTGAAGACCTCACTGAACCACCATTCAAACCAATTGGTATGCCCACCGATCTCGACCTTGAGAATTGGGGCTCTGATATTCGTAAAAGAATCGTTTATCAGGCACAACTTAGGGGCTGTCCTCAGCTTCCTTATTGTGAGGATGTAGTCGAAGAGACTCATCCGCCGAATTGGTATATGCGCTGTACTGGCGCAGTTGACTCAGATGTAATGCAATTTGATTACTCTGGTTTACTTAGGATTGTGAAAAAAGTCCTTCGAACTAGTAAATCATGTCAACGAATGTTAGAGATTGAGAACCCTCACATGTATGATGAGGTTATACTCTATAAGAGAAGAGCTAATCGCGTTTCAATGCGGTTGGTATGCTCAGGTGAGGTTCCACTCGATGTTAATGGCATTTGCCAAATCGAGTACCTCTTGACTTGTTGTTAGTCAATCCTCTTGAATTCATTCTCTCAAGGTTATGTCATATTTGACGAGCCTACCCAAGCGAGTTCGAACATCGTGACGTGGGTACCTTTAAAAAGTACATGATCCACGCAGATCTCATCTAGCCAATTTAATGGTGGAATGGAAAGTTTAACTTCCTAGATTTGATAACGGTTCGTAAAGCAAATAAGCTCCGTGTAGCAACTATACACGGGAAAACCTACAAAAGCCCTTTCAAAGGTCATTTACTGAAAGGATCTAACTATTATCGCCTAATGAGCGAGGAATGGAAAGTTTAACTTCCTAATAGTCGGATTTGCTGTAGGGGTCGGTCAGAAACTATAAACAACCAAACACTCGTTAAGGAGAGTACCAAGTATGAGCATCATTGCCATACGGATGGTCTACAGACTACAACGGTTGGGTTATTGTGGTGGATAAGCGGTCGAACGCATTATAACTTGGATTAACGTGGTGATCAACTAACAGTATCACCGCTCCATGTTGTGGAACACCTTCAATTGGTGTATCCTATAAGGTTCGTAATTCCGCTCGGTTCACTTATAACTAGTTATCTGAGCATAGTCGCCGGTGTGGCTTCTTAATCCACACAAGAGAGACGGGACCCGATGAATTCTCAAAGGGGAAAGGCAAGCACCAAAGCTTCCGGACAAAAGAAGTCCAAAAATTCTAGACAAGCCGTTAAGTCTCAAACAAACGACGGTTCTCGTAAGGCTATGAAGCCAACGAAACGTAATATAGGCCGTGATCTGAACAATTCAAGTTCAAGTTCTGGACCACTTCGACTGGGTAGTTCCAACCGTAGTCGAGTACGGAAAAGCCATATAATTGAAGAGGACGAGTATATCGCTGATATTAGCGGATCCGTCAACTTTTCTTCGACATCTTATCCTGTCAATATTGGTCAATCATCTACCTTCCCATGGGGTAGTAAGATAGCAGCTCTTTATGAGAAGTACAGTTTTGAGTACTTAGAGTTTTACTATCGTCGCGAAGTCTCTGAGTATGCGACTAATGGCCAAACTGGGAAGATCATGCTTTCCTTTGACTTTGATGCCTCTGATGCAGCGCCCAGTGGCAAGCAGCAGGTGCTAGATACCGAACCTCATTCGGACGGTATGCCCTGCATGGAGCAGATTAGCCTTGTCATCAATCCTAGGGAGATGGCTCGGCAGGATAGTTGGTATGTGCGGCCAGGTGCTCAGCCTGCTAATACCGATATTAAGACGTACGATTGTGGGAACCTTGCAGTTTCTACGTATGGTAACGCGAATTCATCGAACATTGGTGAGTTACGTGTTCGATACAAATGTATTGTCTCCGTTCCAGTACTTGAGTCTATTGGTGGTGCCCCGGGCGGTGCTGGCTCGTACCTTCAACTCACCTCGAGTCTCACTGGTGAATTGGCGGCATCCACCACGGTGTATGCCCCGTTATTTTCTTCCACGACTAGCCCTGTTCTTCTTGCGAACGGGATTGGTGCGACCCTTGCTCCAACGGGTCTTATCACTCTTTTGGCCGGTTCTTACTTGGTCGAATGGCAAGTCGTGGCGTGGGGTTCTACCACGAACGGGAGCGCTGAAGCTGGTGTTTTCCAGTCTGCTACGGCTTTTACCGATAAGGTCGTTGCGTATCCGGGTGGTACCAACACATCCGTGAATACTACGCTAGGTTATTCTGCGTGTTATATGACTGAATTTACACCATTTGTTTGGAATACCGCATTGTTTGGCACAACTCTATGCTTACAAGCGGCGGCAACATATGCCTCTGGGTCAACATGGTACCAGGGGTATTTAAAGCTTACGTTGTTATAGAATTTTGGATACTCCTTCCAAATATCAACGTCGTCTCACTCATCTGGCACTTCGTGAAGTGTCTTGAATGGACCGCAATGAGATTAAAATCTACTTTGATTTCACATAATAATTACTATTTTATGTATCTATAGAACTGTATAAGTCTGCATTCGCAGCATCGGTTATGCTTACCTCTAATTAGTGTATAAAAGTGTGGTTGACGGTATATACTCATCATTTAACATGACTTGTAAGGCAGGATCGCCTTTCGCTGAAACGCTCCGTTGGGATTACCCTTATTCGGAGAGCGATACATAGTACATACATGTTGCGGACTTCTGCAGATAACTCATATCAATAAATGAGTATGCTGGATGAGGAGTTCAACGTGGGTTGATAACCCAATTAGTACCATAATTTATGGTAGGGCCCTGTTTCCGGGCTTTCTAAATTCAGACAGTACTGCCTTAGTACAGTCTTGGCTCCTTTTGGACCAGATTGTGT